TCTGAGCTCTAAGGAGGTGCAGCAATGAAGATAAGCCAGGTCACAGACGCATTCCTGTGTTCTTTCATCCGTGAGGATGCGACGGACACGGAGGTTATCACTATGCTCGGGGCAATTAAACCGGCAGCACTGGCGTATCTCGCGCAGCACACCGGTCTGACAGCTGAAGAGCTGGACGACTGCGAAGACGTGACTTACGTTTATCTGGCAGCTGTTGAGCAGATGTACGATAACAGGACGCTGACGGTGGATGAAGGAAAGCTCAGCTATCTCGCCGCAACGATCCTGTCTTTACACTCAAAAAACAACATCGGATAAGGAGGCGGGAGCGCAGAGGACGGACGGCAGCGGAGTATTTCCGCTGCGCCTTTTCGGGCACTCCGTTTCCGGCCGTCCGCAGGAGGTGAAATGCTATGATCGACCCGGGACTTATGCGGGAAAAGATAGTGATAGAGCGTAATGTGTCCGATGTGGACGGCAGAGGCAATCCCGGCGAGGACTGGGAGGAATACTTCTCCTGCCGGGCTTACGCCAACGGGCTTTTCGGCTCGGAATACTACGCTGCAAGGCAGGCAGGACTGGAACAGACGGTCAAATTCACGGTGCGGTACAGCAGGAAGCTGGAGGGGCTCTGCCTCTCCGACTACCGGCTGATCTTCCGGGGGAGCGTATACGCCATTGACTACATCGACAACGTGAGATTCAGCGACAACATGATGATAATCCACGCTGTCAGCAGAGAGGGTGAGATCGATGGAGGACTTTGAAAAACAGCTTATGGCCTATCTGAACGGCGCTGCAATGAAAATCAAGGCAAACAGCGACAAGATCGCCAAGAAGCACGCCTCGCAGCTGGCTCGGACGATCAAAGAGGCGTCGCCTTACGATCCCAAGAGCAAGCACCGGAAGGGGCACTACAAGGACGGCTGGGGGACCCGGAAGGGGTATTCAAACGTCGATTACTTTGAGTACGAGGTCAGAAACTCCAAGAAATACCAGCTCACTCACCTGCTGGAGCATGGGCATATAGCCGCCGACGGCACCCGTGTGAAGGCACAGCCGCACATCAACTCGAATGCCGATGCAGAGATCACAGCATTCATCGAAGACATAAAGGAGCACGCCGATGACACCTGAAAAACTGTATGAGCTGCTCTCGGATCAGTTCCCGACCTGCTGGTATGACTTCTCTGAGGTCTCGCCGGAGGAACGCCCGAAGCACCCGCCTTACTGCGCGATACTGGAGCAGGCTCCGCACCGTGTTGATGCCGACGATAAGGTCTATCACTCCGAACCTGCTTACATAGTGGAGCTCTATACCAAGAGGCGGGACTATGAGTCGGAAGCTCTGATCGAGAGCATATTTGAAGATAACGATATTTACTACACCAAGTCTGCACGGGTATATCTCCGGGAGGAGAAGAAAATGCAGATAGTTTACAACATCTGAAAGGAATGAAGAAAAATGGGAAAGAACAAGGTCAAGTACGGTATCAAGAAGCTGTATATCGCCAAGATCACAGCTGGCAGCGCTGAAGGCTACACCTATGGGACTCCGTTCCATGTGCCCGGCGCGATCGCTCTGAATCTCGAGTCTCAGATGAACGTCACCAACATACCGGCCGACGACATCGAGGACTACGCTTCCGAGACCGTGAACAACGGCTACGAGGGCACAATCGAGGTGGCTCTGCTGCCGGAGCAGTTTGAGACGGACATCCTCGGCGATACCAACGGCGTTGAAAATGCCGAGACTAAGAGCGCTGAATTCGCAATGCTCTGTGAGTTCACCGGTGACAAGAAGAAAGGTCGCCATTGCTTCTGGAGATGTCAGCTGACCAAGCGCCCGACCATCTCGCAGAGGACAAAGGGCGAGAACTTCCAGATCGATACCGACACCCTGAACATCAAGGTAATGCCCAGGCTCGACACTTACGACATCAAGGGCAAGTGCTTCGAGGACTGGGACGTTTACGACGATTTCTATTCTGCCGTTCCGGATCCTGACGACTTCGTGTCGCCTGATGCAACAGAGTATGTGACCGTCACCCAGACCCTCACTCACGCGGCCTCCAGCTTCACTGGCACGGAGACCGAGAAGGGTGCTGCATTTACTGCGACCCTGACCGAGGCTGTGGGCTATACCATGAGCACCGTGACCGTGACTATGGGCGGCACTGACATCACCGCTACAGCATATAACGATACCACCGGCGTGATCACCATTGCGGAGGTCACCGGAGCGATCACCATCACCGCTACTGCGGCACAGTAAGGAGTGACACATTGTGAGAGATGCATACTGCGGCTTTAAAAATTTCCATTATTGCCTGAGAACGGCCAACGCGGTGCCTGTGCCGATGCCGGGAGCCGTGAGGCTCACACGCGAGCCGAATATGCAGGAGATAAAAATCGTCCCGAACATTATCGGCGCACCTGCCGAGTATGTTGCCGCCTACCGTGACAACGGGCTCAGGCTCGGACTGGAGATCGTCAGTCTGCCGGTATCGTTTCTCACTGATGTACTCGGATACACAATAGATGCCAACGGGGTGCTCATCGAGGGTGAGCATCCCGCTGTGCATTTTGCTCTGCTATATGAGACGAGGGGCGGAGTCATCACGCGGCACAGCTATCTTGACTGCGTCTGCCGGAAGCCGAAATTCGATGCAACGACGCTTTCGGGCTCGGCGAAGTTCGACACCCGGAGCCTTGAAATTGTCGCCAACAGGGACATTTTCGGCAGCGGCAAGTATAAGAAAAGCGTCACCGAGGAACAGAGCGCATCGGTGTTCGCGGGGTGGTTCAACGCTCTATATTGAGTATTATGACTAAGAAAATAATCATCGGCGGGACGGGAGTCCTGCTAAGTGCGGGGGCGGGAGCCCTGATATATTACAAAAAACAGTTCGGGACTGAGTACACGGAGGACTTCGGCGCTGTCCAGGAACTGACGGGTGATGAGAGATTCGCAAAGCTGGCCGAGGTCGAGCTTCGGCTGCTGTGGGCTATGGCGAGAGCGGCAAACAAGGCGCTGCCGGTGCCGGAGGAATGGCTCACATCTTTTGGAGCGGCTGAGCTGTTCGCTGCATCACAGACGGCGAGGGAGCTGTTTCTGTCCACGCTTGAGAACACAAAGAGCCCGTCTTCGGGCGGGCGGGAGTTTTCCAGCGAAAACCTGATCGCATCGGCACTGGCCTGCGGGCTTTCCGTGAGCGATCTGGACGATATGCCTCTGCCGATGGTGCTGGAGACCGTCAGCGAGTGGTGTCGGCTTAAAGGCTATGCCGAGGAAGAGGCAAGGCCGGCCACACAGGAGGATTTTGACGCACTGTAGAGGTGAAAGCAATGGCGAATAATAACACATACAAGGGAATTACCGTCAAGTTCGGAGCGGACACCACCGATCTGGGTAAGGCCCTGAAGGATATAGACACCCAGGCCAAAAGCATAAACGGTGACCTCAAAGAGATTGACAAAGGCCTGAAACTCGATCCGAAAAATGCGGAACTGACAACCCAGAAGTTCCAGAAGCTGGCCGAGGGTGTCCAGCTGACGCAGAAGCGCCTCGAGATGCTCAAGGCGGCGCAGGCTTCAGCTCAGGCCGACCTCGCAAACGGCGTTGAGGGTGCAGAGCAGAGGTATAAGGATCTCCAGCGCGAGATCGCCAAGACCGAGACATCACTTGCGAACTTCCACAAGCAGGCCAAGGAAGCCAGCGAAGCCGTCAGGAAGGACCTTTCTGACGCCGTTGACAAGTTCGCCGGACAGGTCAAGACTGCGGCTGTAACGGTGACTGCTCTGCTGACTGCCCTCGGAGGCGTAGCGATCACGGCTGCCAAGACTGCTGACGATTTCAACACGCTTTCAAAGAAAACCGGTATCTCCACCGAGGAACTGCAGAAGTTCAGCTATGCCAGCAGCCTCATAGACGTTGATGTGAGCACACTGCAGGGCTCGCTTTCCAGGCTCGTGCGGAATATGCAGGGTGCGAAGGATGGCACAGGCAATGCAGCAGAGGCCTTCAAGACACTTGGCGTAAACATCAAGGACGGCTCCGGAGCACTTCGGAACAATGTCGATGTGTTCTATGACGTCATAGATGCCCTCGGACAGGTGGAGAACGCCACCGAGCGGGATGCTCTTGCCATGAACATCTTCGGACGGTCTGCGCAGGAACTCAATCCGCTTATAATCGCCGGGTCCCAGGCACTGAAGGACTACGGTGAAGAAGCAGACAAGATGGGGATCATTTTCGATCAGAAGACGCTGGACAACCTGAACGAGATGAACGACAAGCTGGACATCTCCAAACAGCAGCTGAAAGGTGCCTCGATGATCATCGGCGGCGAGCTGATGAACAGCTTTGACGGCCTTTTCGGCGGTGCCGACAAGCTGCTGAAGCTGGTGCAGAAGGCAAAAGGAGACGGCACTCTGGCAGAGATCGCCGACAGCGTTGCGTCTGCCGTTGAACATTTGATGGAGATCATCGGCTCGGCGGCTAAGTTTATATACAAGTTTCGCGAAGAGATCGCGCTCGGGGTGCAGGTGCTCATAGCCTACAAGGCAGCTATGAGTTTTTCCAACATCATTCTCGGCGTGGTAAACACGATCAAGGCTTTCACAGCCGCGCAGGGAGCGGCAACGGCGGCACAGGACGCCTTCAACACAGCGGCAGCCGCCAATCCTTACGGTCTTATAGCTGCTGCTGCCGTGCTTGCAGCGACGGCTGTCGGTAAGTTTGTCGCGGCCCAGTATGAGGCCAATGCGGCTTATGGTGAGTTCTTTGACAAGATCGAAAAGGATCTTGCAAAGAACAACGAAGCGATCCGCAGCTTTGACGAGCTGAACGACAAGATAGATCAGAACCGCGAGTCACGGCAGAAAGCCGCAGCTGACATCGAGGGCGAGTACTACGGATACGAGAAACTGATAGAGCGACTCTACGAACTCAACGAAGTGCAGGGCAAGACCGAAGACCAGCGGGCAGAGATGTCCGAGATCGTCGCAGAACTCGAGGGCAAAGTCAGTGGGCTCACTATAGCCTATAACAAGGAAACCGGCGAGCTGAAGACCCAGAGGGACGAGCTCGAGCAGACGATTCAGAAGACAAAAGAATACGCACTTGCGAAAGCAGCTCTGGCAAATCAGGAGTCTATCGCCTCTGATCTTGCCGGTGCGCAACTCGATCTTAACAAACTCAACCGTGAGCATGAAAAGATACAGAAGGAGAGGCAGGACAAAGCCCGAGAACTAGCCCAGAAGTGGAACATAGACGAGTCTTTGTCCGTCGGCGAGATCCTTCATGAACTGCTTCAGGAGCAGGCAAAAAGACGAATCGAAAATGATGATCTGAACGGAATAGACTCAGATGTTCAGGCGTTAAACAGTTTAAACGACTCTTTAGCGGTAGTTGACAGCAGAATATTCTCTGCTCAAAAGGTTTTTGACGAGCTCAACGAAGAATACGAAGTCGGTGCCGAGCTGGTTGACAAGTACTCTGAGGAGATCGAGGCAGAAACCAACGCCCTTGAAGAAGCAGAAGGAGCTGCTGAGGATGGCGCCCAAGCGGTCGAGGACCTCTCCAAAGCATATGAAGATGCAAAGGCGAAGGTCACTTCTTACCGCAGCGAGCTCGTTTCTCTCATATCGACGCTGGACAAAGTCAACTCCGGCACAAAGTACTCGACAACGCAGATTCTTGACCTGCTGAGCCAGTACCCAGAGCTGGTGAGCTCAGTGCATCTCACGTCCGAAGGGTACGAGGTGGAAGCCGAGGCCATCCAGAAACTGATTGATAAAAAGGCCGATTTGATGCTCACCGAGGCACGTGAGGCTGAAGAAACAGCCAAGAAAGCGACTTTCAAAGCATCTGAAGAGTATAACAATGCTCTGCGCTCCGGCCTTGCAAACGGTGAGGACCTGGGTGAACTCGGACGTCAGGTCAGAGAAACACGTGAAGCGTGGCGCCAGGCAGAGAGCACTGTCAAGGCACTTGAAAAGGTTACAGCAGACATCAAGAACGACAACCTCGT